TCCATCACATCACTCATAATATCCGAAGATTTATTATATTCTTTTAACTGTTCTAGTCCCTGAAGATATTCGCGAATCAAATCTTCGGTAGGATTAGCAACAGAAACAATCTTTTCAGGATTAACCGAAATTAGACTGTCTTCACGATCTTGATATGTCATGAAAGCTTTGAACGTATAGAACTTATACCCTTCCTGTACAACACTTGTCATCTGCAATACATTCTGTAAAACGACCTCATTTTCATCTTCATGAACAATATTGCAAATAATTTCATCCCCTGTCACTAACTTAAATTGTCTAATATCGGGTTCCATCTAGTACCTCACTTTATGTTGATAGGGTAAATTTTGTATTTGAATCCTTCTTTTGTATATATCTTAATTCTTTCAGCGCTGTGTCTAAGGGTGAAGTTCTTATGGGACTTAACATGAAAGTCATCCGCAATATCGTATAAAACAGTATCACGATTACTTTTTCTTAGTCCGCGACCAATAGACTGTAACACCTTGATCTGAGATTTTGATGGAGTCGCAAATACAATATTATGTAAATTCTTAATATTAATACCTGTACTAAAAGTACCTAGACTCGCAACAATAATCGCATTTTTCTGTTTCTCCACAATGTTCCGAATCTGTTCACGGTCAGATGTATCGACCTCACCAGAAACATAAAAGACCTTTCGATCTTCTTCTGACTTGTTCTCAATCAGATCATAAAGAACCTTACCGTGTTTCTCTACAAACTGAAATAGTACAAGGGTGTTGCCTTCAAGAGAAAGGGATAGATTAGAAATAAAGTTGTTCCTTTTCTCATTTGTAACTATATAGTCAATTTCTTCCTGATAGGTTTTTCCCTGCATCTCGTGACATATATCATTGTGGTATCGAAGTAACATCACTTTAATGTCAAGATTGGCCAGTTGTTTACTTTCTTGAAGTTTTACGGTGGTAGTCACCGTGAATACAGGTCCGAATAAACCTTCGAGTACTAATTTATTGGTTTCCGTCCCATCAAGTGTACCTGTAGTACCAAAACGGTATTCTGCATTTTTTGCTTTGTTCATTATTCCGGACAAGGACTTTGCTTTGAATCCGTGGACCTCATCCCCAAAGACCGCACCGAACTGTTCGAACCAATCACCCCTTAACTTATAGATCGATTGCCATGTGGATATGACCACCCTCTTGTCAGTATTCTTGTCTTTTCCAGAATAAACCGTATGACAATTTGTTGTTACGTCAAATCCATATTCTTCAAAGTCTTTGTACATCTGTTCGACCAAAGAGGTCGTAGGTACAATGATTAGCGCCTTTTCTTCGTGGTTATCTAAGTACCATCTAAGTAAGTTGTATATAATAAACGACTTGCCCGAACCAGTAGGGGATAGTAGAATACACCTTTTGTTCTCAATCCCATGCGCGATAGCATCATACTGATAGTCTCGGGTTTCAAATGGTGCGTCCAGACTCTTCAGAAACTCCACCAGATGCGGGTGGTTGACTTTGTTTTTCTGAAGAGGGATACCATACTCTTCATTGTCAACAATCTGTAAGGGATAGAAACGGTCTGCACAAAACTTTCTCAATTGGTCATAGAGACCCACATTGAGTTCACGGGTTACCTGATTATACAGGCGCACCTTCCCGTCCCACACCTTCCGTTTGAAGGCGGGCATATAACGATAGCCAGGAACATAAAATGAGAAGTATTCTCTCAATTCTTGTTGTTGGGAAGGATTCGACTCAATCGCCATCATCGAGTGGTTTAGAAGTCGGACCCGTATTGTGTTTTCCATCTACCCACCCGCTTGGAATTTTCTCCATTCAATAATATTCTTCACAGTTTGATGTCTCCACTTAAGACTATCAACAATCTCCGTCAGGGTACTTATAAGAGTTTTATAGTACTCAATTTTTTCTTCGGTCTTTTGAATCTCGGGATCTGAACCATAATAATATTCCATCTCACCTTTCAGGATCTTCAATCCATTAAAAGGATCAGGTTCCCAACCCTTGGACTCAATCTCTTCTTGAGACATCTTACCATTATAATATTTCCACTTATCAAGTAGAAGGGTTTTCTGTTGGTTCTCTATGCGTTTAAGTTGCAGTTTTGCGAGTGACAAATACTGCAAATACTTTGCATGTAGATTGGGCGTGTGTCTAGACGTTTCGTCTAATTGGTGTTCAGGTATTTTTGAGTCTTCTTTCCATTCATTCAATACATTCTCTAAATCAATCATTGTTATCCTTCAGTAATATAATCAATACAATCTTGCCAATAATTTTTATCTTTACCTAAAACATATGATAAGGTCATTCTCCAACAACCTGTCCAGGCTGCGTGATAGTATATATGCTCTGGTTCATTATAGGATCCGAAGTAACCTGCTTTCAATGACCATCCTTTTTTGTCTTGAAGAGTATTAACAACTCCGGTCAGTGGATCCACAAACTTAAACCATCCATCCCCGGTCTCACTATATGTAAAAACAAGGTTATATGAAGATGCATTTGCATTATTGTGCCAACCAATATAACCGTCAGGTGGATACATCATAGAGAGAGCAGAAAACCGAAGACCAAGTTCTAACTTAATTTTTTCATCAAGATTGATCCAATCTTGTTTATATTGATCAATTTTACCATGGTCTTCAAGATTGTTTGGTTTAACACAGTATGCATATGCATGTTCAGCAGCACCATCATGTTTTGTTCCCAGTCCAATCACCTCATCACGAAAGTGATCTGAAATATAATAGTCGATCGGAACATTGTTCAAAACATGACTTTTGAAACTGCGGTTAACCTCATTTCTTACATCATATTTTTCAAAGTAAGTATACCTGAATTCTTCTAAAATATCAAGTACCCTTTCATTTTTTATGTCATAAAATTTCATGATATCTCAAAATCCCTGAATCTAAAACTAGCACCAAATGTTATATAGGATACCGATCCACCTGTCGATGCGAGAGTGATTTGTCCAAGACTTGTTGGTACACAGTCGTTATACTTAATTCTTAGGTTTGCATTATTGTGACTTGTCAGAATAGTCACCGTAATGTCTGCGGTTGTAGCGTCCGTACCTTGACTCTCTGCCTCCCTTCTTGTTAAGTTAGGTTCATTAATAATACGTTCCAACCAGTTTTGCATCTCAGTATATGACTTGAGGTCTTCGTCAAGAATGAGTTCAATATCCAACTGACCATAGTCAATCGCATCACCCGCATATGGGATATTCCGAATTCTTGGAACAGGCATCTCAGTAACAGCAACAGTCGCGCCTGGGTGAATGACACTCTGCGCAAAGTACTCTAGGTTGCCGTATTTACTGCGTTCGATCGAAACCTTGAAACCCGTAGGTTGCAGAAAGTTTTTGTTATCCGTTAGTGTTGTAGACATCTCAGTCTCCTGTAGTATCTCTTCTATTTATACCTCTTGACAAACGGTGTTTTCTTCTGTATAATTATTTGTAAAGTGATTGAGAGAATAATATGATTTTAGATAAACAAGACGCGTTATATGCGGCGGGTGTTTTCGATGATTTCTTTTCGAAAATGCACCGGATCGATGACTATATGCGTAAGGTTAAGATGGAAAGGATGGAGTCTTTCCCGCCCGCATTGTTTGGCATGGGTCCAGAGTCCGATCTGTTCGATAGGTTTGATATCCATCCAAATGAAATGGAATTCTCTATCGGTGAGTGTCGCCAAGATCAATTCATGTCTTATATGGAGATTACCACATCTGCACCCGTGGAGTCAAGTATCCCCGGAAAACAAATGTTGTGGTTAGTCAAAGAAAAGAATACCGGACTTGTGGTCGGAATGATTCGGTTCGGTTCACCCACTATTAACTCAAGACCAAGAAACGAGTGGTTAGGTAAACCACTGGACACCCACAACCCCGAAGTCATGAAAAGATTTAACCAATCGGTTATCATGGGGTTCAACATTGTACCTACCCAACCATTTGGGTTCAATTATCTTGGCGGTAAGTTACTTGCAGCTATCTGTTGTTCTCACAAAGTAAGACGAGAACTCAATAAAAAGTATGATTCGAATATCTGTATGTTCGAAACTACTTCTCTCTATGGTTCATCAAAGTCATCTTCAATGTATGACGGAATGAAACCTTTTCTACGATTTAACGGTCTGACAGACTCAAACTTCGCACCACTCATTAATGACGATAACTTTCAAAAATTGAATCAATGGTTCAAAGAAAGAAATGGTGGCGAATACTTAGTCCCGTCTGATGCATCTTCGCGCAAACTGAAGACCCAGACTAAGATGGTATCCATTATCAAATCTTCTCTCAAATCACACGATATGGATGCTTATGCGAAGTTCTGTCAGACCTTCTCTAATGCTCTCGATCTTACACAAAAGAAGAGATCATATTTCTCTACCTACGGATATGACAATGTTCAACAGTACTTGAATCTGGAGACAGACACTCTTATTAAAAAAGAGAACTACGACAGGTTTGAGTTGGATGGTGTTATTGAATGGTGGAAAGGTAAAGCAGGCAAACGGTATGAGTCTCTAAAGAATGATGGCAGATTAAGAACCACCCTAGAGACTTGGAATACCAACGCAGAAGATATC